GGTAAAATATAAAATTTATGCAGAAGAAAAACGAAACACGGAAGAAGTACACCGAATCACGACCATCAATCGGGGTGGGGGATATGATTCAGAAGGTGACACAAGCCACGGGGATTGAACTTGCCACCAAATTTTTGATGGGCGAGGACTGTGGATGCGATGCCCGTAAACACAAATTGAACAAAATGTTCCCAACCCGTCAACCATTGTGCATGACGGAGGATGAATATCATTGGTGGACACATTTTAAGACAGTAAACGACACGACATTGGCCCCAATGGAGGCAAACAAGATAGCGGAAATATGGTCACGGATATTCCGTTCAAAGAGAATTTACAAACCATGTTCGTGCAACCCCAAGGCATGGCAAAACATGATTAACGAGTTAACCCAAGTTTATGAAACTTACGAGAAACCTTTGTGATTGCTGTGACCATTATGAGGAATCCACAAAAGAACTTATCAATGAGTTGGGGCCAAACATTGAACCCAATCAAATTTATATGTGTATAAAATGCAGACAGAAATTTCAAGACCGAGCAAAATGGGGGCCGTGGTTACTCGCCGCCAAAAACTTGCAAAGCAATACGCCATAATTATTCTACGCGAAGACATGGGCAAGACATGGGAACAAGTGGGAATATCAATGGGCATTAGTCCAAGGGTATGTAATGAACTATATTTACAAGCGATACGAAATGAAGCCGTGGACAAAGATATATTTAGATTACTTTGGGTATGACAAAGGGGATTGGATTCAATGCGAAGTACCCGAATGCGGAAAACAATGTATTGATGTCCACCACCTATTGCCCAGGTCACGCGGAGGCAAAGACAACATCGAAAACCTTATGGGGTTATGTCGCGATTGTCACCACGAAGTACACTTTGGAACAAAATTGAAAAACGAATATCTTATCACAGTACACCACATAAAACTAAACAAATGAATATCGAATGGGTTAAAACAAAAGACATCATCCCAAACACGGAAAACCCCCGTATAATTAAGGACGATAAATTTAAGAAGTTGGTGCAATCAATCAAGGACTTTCCCGAAATGTTGGAGATTCGCCCAATTGTTGTCAACAACGAAATGATGATATTGGGTGGCAACATGAGATTAAAAGCCATACAAGAAATTGGATTAAAAGAAGTACCAATCATTAAGGCGGAAAACCTAACCGAGCAACAACAACGGGAATTTTTAATAAAAGACAATGTTGGATTTGGTGAGTGGGATTGGGATGCGTTGGCAAACGATTGGGACCCAGGTGATTTGAATAAATGGGGATTGGATGTGCCAAACATTGATGACATCACAGAAACAAAAGATATCCCCGATGTCGGTGAAGTGGAATTTAGTGAGGAATTATTATTGGAACATAATTACATCGTTTTGTATTTTGATAATCCATTGGATTGGGAGGTGGCCCAAGGCGTATATGGATTGAACCAAGTAAAAAGCAAAGAAAGTGCAATCAAATGTCAAAAATTTGGTGTCGGTCGTGTTGTTAATGGCAAGAATTTTATATGAACATTATTATCCCGTCATACAAACGAAGCGATAATCTTTTGGGAAAGGATTATTTTGACATGGGCATTTATTGTGTGCCAGAATCACAAAAGCAAGATTACATCGATGCGGTTGGTGATAAAAGAGTGGTGGCGATTCCCGACGAGCATGATGGGGATGTTGTCAAAAAGCGAAATTGGATATTAAAAAACATTCCCAGGCCGTTAATTATGATTGATGATGATGTGGAATCAATTGGGTATTACGAAAATCGCAAAGGGGAAAATGACGGGGAACATAAAAAGAAAACATTGCCAAAGGATTATTTAATGGAATTTTTTATACATAGTTTTGATATGTGCGAACAATTTGGGTCCAAGATGTGGGGGATAAGTCAAAACGAGGATAACAGAATTTATAAGGAGTTTTTGCCATTCAGTTTATCACAAATATGTTTGGGACCAGTGCAGGGGCATTTGGATCACGATTTGATATTTGATGAAAAGGTTGGAAGCAAAGACGATTACGATATGGCGTTACAACAATTGAACAAATACAAAAAGATATTTCGATGGAACAAATTTCATTATATATGTGAGCATGGTGACAACAAAGGAGGGATTGTATCGTATCGAAGTAAGGACAAAGAAATTGAGTATTGCAAACGCATTATGTTGAAATGGGGTAAAAAGATAATTTCGTATCAGTTACCACCGAGAAAAATGACAGATTTATTGAACGCAAAAAAAGTAAACATACCAATAAAAGGAATATGAAAGCATGGAGAGAAACCAACCGAACAATTCCCATCGATAATGAATGGGTATTAATTGACACCACACAAGTTGCATACATCATGGAAGAACAATGGTATTTGGCACACGATGATTCACCAATACATCAACCAATTTGGTGGATGCCCATCCCAATTTTACCAAACGATTGATTTGATAAAGATTTGAAATTATGCCAAACCCAGAAAACATAATCCCACCGAAACCAGGTGAGGTAAGGAATCCCAACGGGAAACCCAAAGGAACAAAGAACCGAAGCACCATCGCACGGAAGTGGTTGGAGGTAATGCAAGACACCAAGAACCCCATCACGGGGGAATTGGAGAAACTAAGCCAGGAAGATTTAATCACACTTGCAATGATACACAAGGCAAGGAAAGGTGATGTGGGTGCATACAAACAATTGATGGATTCGGGATTTGGTATGCCGACCCAACAAATTGATGTTACAACCGAAAAACCAATCTTCAACGGCATTGATTTGGATGTGAAGTAATGTTGCAAACCACATCCGCTCAAAAAAAAATTGCCAACCTGCGGAAGCGGGTGCGGATAGTTAGGGGTGGCACATCCTCATCAAAAACATTCAGTATCATTCCGATGCTTATCACATACGCGGTGCAAAACGCAAAGTGTGAAATTAGTGTGGTATCGGAAACCATCCCCCATTTGCGACGGGGTGCGATCCGTGACTTTTTGAAGATAATGGACATGGTGGGAATGTTTGATCCGTTAAAATGGAACAAATCATCTTTGACCTACACATTCAGCAATGACAGTTACATCGAATTTTTTAGTGCAGACCAACCACAAAAATTAAGGGGTGCAAGGCGTGATGTTCTATTTGTCAACGAGTGCAACAACATAGATTGGGAATCATACTACCAAATGGCGATTCGTACCCGAAAGTTCATTTATTTGGATTACAACCCCGTTGCCGAATTTTGGGTGGATAGTGAATTGGTGAACGACCCCGATGCCGAAATGATTGTACTCACATACAAGGACAACGAAGCGTTGGATAAATCCATAGTGACGGAAATTGAAAAGGCACGGGATAGGGCAACCACATCCAATTATTGGGCTAATTGGTGGCGGGTATATGGACTTGGTGAGATTGGAAACTTACAAGGTGTTATCTTTTCTAATTGGCAAACCATTGACACCATTCCAGAAGATGCAAGGTTGCTTGGCATTGGGGTGGATTTTGGGTATACAAACGACCCCACGGCCATCGTAGCCGTTTATGAGTACAATGGTCAACGGATCATTGATGAAGTGGCATATCGCACGGGAATGCTTAATTCAGACATTGCCAAGGCATTACCCAACTTTGTACCCGTTTATGCGGATAGTGCGGAACCAAAATCAATCGATGAAATAAAAAGATACGGGATAAGAATCAAGGGAGTGACCAAGGGCAAGGATTCCATCAATTACGGAATACAGATAATGCAATCACAATCGTATTTGGTTACATCCACATCCACCAATTTAATCAAAGAGTTGCGTAATTATTGTTGGGATAGCGATGCCCAGGGGCGAAGTATGAACAACCCCATTGGAACGGATCACGCAATCGACAGTTGGCGTTATCATGAAATGATGGCATTGGGTATCAAATCCAATTATGGCAATTACGACATCCGATAAATTATTTTTAATTATTTTCATTTTATATTTGGAATTACAAATAATGGGTGTATATTTGTGGTATGGAAATGACACAAACAATCAAAAACGAGGTAAATGGAGTAATTGCAAAATACATTTTGGCAACCGACATCGTTACAGAAGTAGAAGCAACCACCAACAAGCATTACAATGTAAATCAAAAATTTGAAGTAGTTAGAGATAGCAAAGTATACTTTATCTCTGTTAAGCAAATAGATGTAATTGGTCAAGTAATTAAATCTCACCTTAGATTGGATGTTGACACAAACTTGCCAACACCTACAAAGCCATTGACAAAAAAGCAAGTTAAAATTTTAGAACTTGAAGCAAGGTTGAGAATTGCAAAAGCAAACAACTGCAAACATGAAATTTACCAGTGCAGAGTTGACCTTTCAAAATTATACTAAAAACAACTTGGGGGCCTAACCGCCCCCTTTTTTGTTTATAGCGTGTTTATTATTACCTTCGCAAACTGAAAAACAAGATATGACAACCTATTTAAAAGCGGATGGCTTTGATTTTGCCATCATTGGTGTTGACACACACCAGGAACGAATTATTTATTGCAAACAAAAAATGATTGAGGTTTTAATCCTTGATGGTTTATCCTTTGACGAGGCGATTGAATACCTTGAATCAAACACATGGAATTCATCGAGCAAGGAACATGGACCAATTTATTTGCATCCGATCACAAGTGATAATTTAGGCGAATTGATATGACAAGCCATTACCAACAATTACACTTACAACGACAAGAAATTAAACGACTGCGATTATTGTTAGTGCAGATACAAAGCGAAGCCCTAACCAAAATCCAATTGTTAAAGCGTGAAATAATAAACCCCCGTGTGGATTTTAACGATGCACCCAACCATTGGAAGGAAGTATTGAGGGCCGTTTGCACAGTCACAGAATTAACACCAGATGAAATACTTTGCCCATCACGGAAAAGGGCATCGTTATACGCCCGTCACATGTTCAACTTTATTTGCAGAAAAAGGTTAGGGATGCCGTGGGCAGAAATTGGGCGGATCATCCATCGCGACCATTCAACGGCAATCAATTCGGTAAACGAGTTTAGTAACATTTTGTACACCGATAAGGAGGTGCAAAGGCAATACGCCAAAGTGTGTGTGTTGCTCAATGAAGCGTTGGAATAACAAAGCGGGGTTTGGTCGTTTTATAATTAATGATTGAATCAAAAACCATATTAGTACCCACATCGTTAAAGGATGTAAAGTTGCATCAAATGTTGGCGTATCAAGGTCTTAAAGAAGACATGGAAGATACCCAACGCCAGTTGGAAGCGGTATCAATTTTTTGTGAGTTGACAATGACCGAGGTTATGGCCATGCCGTTTGATGTATTGCAAAAGGCGGTGGAACGCATCACATTGATGTTGACAGAACAACCAACATTCACCCCCAGGTTCAAAATGGATGGCGTTGAATACGGGTTTATTCCAAACTTGGATGATATGTCGGTGGGTGAGTTTATTGACATTGAAACATACACAAAGGAAACCCACGATTTGTGGAAGGTAATGAGTGTGTTATATCGCCCCGTTACCCATAGCGGACAGAACGGAAGATATGAGATTGCACCCTATTCGGCAAACCTTGTCAGTGGGTTTAAGGATTTAGATTGTAACACCGCATTTGGGGCCATGGTTTTTTTTTGGAGTTTAGGAATCGACTTACTGAATTCTATCCAGAAGTATTTGGAGGAGGAGATGGC